CTACTCTCTCCCTCCGCATACTATGGTTCTCCAACCACTACGTGATTACTTACACGAAGCACGCCTTCGCATCAAGAAAGAATGGCAAACATTCCAATCATCTCATGGAACCACTGGTTACTCAGACAAATTTCCCAACGACAGCGACCTCCGCCGTTACTACGACTCCGCTCGAGACTATAACGCAGAACAACACCGCACCGCAGAATACGAACACAACTTCGCACAAACCCAAGAACGCTATCTCCAAGCGAATATTGACCGCAATGAACCCTTCGAATTTTATCGACCCCTCCTCGACAATGAACTGCCCACTAACCGATTCCCCCAACCTGGCATCACTGTTCTCCCCTTCCGCTACCACACTGGACAAATTGTACACACAACCTCCGAACTTCCTGAATCTGGATTTGACCTTCACCCTCTTATCAAGCATTTACTTGAACGCAAATACTATCACTACAAACAATACACCGACAAATACTGCCGCCCACTTGGCACTACTGACGCAACATTCACTGATTTTAACCGCGAACAACATTACGTACGACCCATCGAACAATCCCGAAAGGAACAAGTTTTACTTCTCGTAAAATCAATCCTCAATGGACTTCCTTACCTCCCACTTCACTTTGTTGACACACGATTTTGCAACACACCCAAATCAACTGGCACTGGATACTTCCAACGCTTCTCAACATTCTTCAGAACCCACGCTTACTACGCAAGAAACAAAATGTACGCACTACGACCTACCTCCAAAGGTTACTTTTTCAACACCGTATATCACTTCTCTCGCACCTGGATGCACCACATCAAGGTCTATGGATTCCCGTTTGTCCCATCAGACAACTCCGCTGACAACCTCAGACAGCTCAGAATCTTCTTCTCTAAGCACACAACTATGCTCTTCACTCGCAACCACATCTCCGACAGAGATGGAAATTTAAAACAACGTCCTGTTTACGCAGCTGATGATTTCTTCATCCTTTGTGAACTCATGATCTCATTTCCTCTCCAAGTCATGGCCCGTTACCCCATCAACGGTATCAAATCTGCACTTATGTACAGTTTCGAAACGATCCGTGGATCCAACCACTACCTGGACTCCCTCGCAAAGTCTTTTCGCTCCTTCTTTACATTAGACTGGTCCGCCTTTGACCAACGCGTCCCACGTGTTATCACAGACATTTTCTTCACTGATTACCTCCGCAGCCTCATCGTTATCAACCACGGCTACCAACCCACTTACGAGTACCCCACATACCCCGATCTCACCGAACATGATCTTTACCACCGGATGTCAAATTTACTAAATTTCATTCATACATGGTACAACAACATGGTTTTCGTCACCGCTGACGGATTCGCATACACAAGATCAACAGCTGGCGTCCCCTCTGGCATCAATCTCACACAATATATTGACACCTGGGCCGATGCATTTCTCCTCTCAGACGGCCTTCTTGAATATGGATTCTCCCCATCCCAAATTCTCGAAATGACCTTCTTCCTACTAGGAGACGACACTACTGGTTTCACTAACCTAGACCTCAACGAGCTTCAAAGCTTCGTCGACTTCTTTGAGACCTACACACTCGAACGCTACCACATGGTCCTCTCAAAGACCAAATCAATCGTCACGATCTTACGCAACCGTATTGAGACTCTCTCATACACATGTAACTTTGGCAAACCCCGCCGCCCTCTTGGCAAGCTAGTCGCACAACTATGCTACCCTGAACATGGCCCCAAAGATAAATACATGTCCGCACGCGCAATAGGTATAGCTTACGCAGCAGCCGGAATGGACCCCGAATTCCACGAATTCTGTTATGATATATATCATACCTTCCTTCCCTACGCAGCACCCCTCAATGACCACACCCTTGACATGGCACAGAAACACCTTCCTGGCTACTTCAAGATCCTCGATTCCCTAGCAGCCGAAATCCCTTTCGACCACTTTCCTACAATTGAAGAAGTACTACACAAATACTCTTCATGGCAAGGCTACCTCTCACCACAGCCAAAATGGAACATCGCTCATTTTAAGAATCTTCCTCACGTCATCCCCCCAGACGCAAAAACAATGACACAGTACGAACTCGAACACAACATCGACCGTCCCACAATCATTAATTGCTTCTAAGACCCAACTCTCGTTTAATTTTACGATTTACGCTTGTTTTGTCTTTAATTTTTCTTTTAGTCTAACGACTTTTAAAGTTTCATAAAACTTCCAAAATCAAATAATAAAAACAAAAAAAC